CTTGTCGCTCCACATAATGTCGGTGCCCCAGAACTTGGGGCCGTTTTCGCTGACGGCTTGCTGCGTGTTCTGGAAGCCAACCTTGGCGAAGTTCATGCTCCAAAGCTTTTCCCAGATGGCCTGTGTGGTGACGATAAGGTCGGGGAACTTCTTGCCGAGCTTCTTGCACTCGTTCATCTTGGTTGCAAGCATCTCGTACGTGAGTGCGCCAGCGGAGGCCGTGAGGTTGGACTTGTAGAAGTAGCCAGACGGAACGCTGCGGTCGATGTCGCCGACGGTGGCGTAGTTGGTGTAATCAAGGAATTCGTGGACAGAGGTGATGGCACCTGTTGCACCAGCAACCATGAGGTCGCTTGCGAGGGTGCTCTGGAGGTTGTCCTTGATACTCTGCATGGTGACGGTCAGAAGGTTGACAATCTGCGCCTTGTCGGAGTTTTCCATAATGTCGATCTTGTTCAGCGCATTTCCGCTGAAGTAGTGCGACCAGTGGAAGTGGTTTTCGGTCAGAACATCACTCTGAACGATGGTCAGGGTGTCGGTCTTGACGTACGGGCCACCGGAACATGCCTGCGAGTTGATAAGCGGAACCTTGATGATGGAGCCACCGCTGACCTTGCGCGTCTTAGCCATGAACCGCTTGATGAGCGGGTCATCCTGATAAATGTTGTTGACGAGAGGAAGGTAATATGCCGTAGTTGCGGCATCGAGTTGACTGATAATGGACATTTGAGTCCTCCTGTTAGTTTATGCGAGCGAGTCCCAGGCCCCCTCAAGCTGGTCTCCGGCTTCCCGGAAGTCCTTGGGATGGATGGTTCCCTTTGCTGCACCCTTGGAGCCGCCCTCTACGACGGTCTTTCCACTGATGCCTTTTTTAAGTTCGTCTAGACGGGTGTTAGCCCGCTTCTCCACAATGGAATCAAGTGCTTCGGGGTGGAGGTCGTAATATGTTGCTTTCACAAGACGTACGATTTTTTCAGGTGAGTCCACCGCCTTGTCGGACAGTGCATCGACCCTCTCCTGTAGTTCGAGGAACAGCTCATCACGATCTGGGCCGGATAACTCAACACCCTCTTTTGTAAGGGCCGTAAGGCCACTTTCGAGTGCGGTATCCGTTTCACCGAGCTGTTGCTTCTCTGCGTACGAGAGAGAAGATTTCACGCCCTCTTCCAACTCCGCGAGTCTGGTTTTCAATGCAACCACTTCGGGGTCGGGTTGAGCAGCAAATGGGTCAAACGTGGGAGCTTCCTCTTTTACGGGGGGCGCCGGTGTTTCCAGTTGCTTCTTGAGTGCGTAAAATTCTGCCTTCTGACGGTTTAGGGCTTGCGCCTTCGTGTCATAGTTGACGCCGTACGAAGCCCACTTTAGAAGTTCGGCCTGGTCTTTAGGTGTCCACTCCTTCCCCGCTGCCTTGAACTTGAACTTGGAACCATCCCACTGCGCCACTTGTGAAGGGGCGTTCTCAGTTGATGATGGCTGCTCCGTTCCTGCGTCGTCGGGGGTTACAGGCTGTTGGGCCGCGAGGGCCTGAGTTTCGTCCGTATCGGTGAAGAACGATTCAGGACTTCCCGACGTTACAACGTTGCCTTTGTCTTCCAATGGCATAAATCCTCCTTAGGGATTTTTATGTCCAATCTTCGGTCAGGTATTGCCCTGCCAGTGCGTTAATCTTGTCCATGTTCTTGCCTGTCCAGACGTTGTGTTTAACGCTGTCATGCAGGGTTGAGGGAATATAAATTACGTCCTCCTTGTTAATGTGATGCCCGTCGCTGTTGGGAAACCATGAGTTCAGGAGGTTCCAACCAAGAAGGCGGCGTTTGGCGCGAGACTTTCTCCAAGACACTCCCTGACCGCCCCTCCAATTTCCAATAGATATCTTGGCGCGGGTTTCGGGAGACATAATGCGCCCCATCAGCGTGGCAGACGTTTTTGCGCGAGTTTCAGGGGATGGATTCGCGTGCGCAACGCACAACCTTGCACATGTTTCCGGCGATGCTTTATGGCCGGTAAGTGTGGCAGATATCTTTGCCCGTGTCTCGGGACTCGTAATATGTCCCTTCTGTGCCGCAGATACCTTCGCCCGAGCGACATCAGATTGCGGAACCCCCACGTGCGGATTAGAGCGTCCGGTGAGAGATGCTGATATTTTCGCCCGCATTTCGGGAGTGCGAACGAATGCGCCCTTGGGCATTAAGTCCTCCTATTGAATGGGTGGGGCTGTTGGTTCTGTTACCGGTGCTGCCGGTTCTTTAGTCAACGTCACCTTATCGCCCACGACAGCAGTCACCGTAAGAACGTCACCTTCGACGACGCCCTGTAGCGCTTCTACTGGAACGTCAAAGGTAGATGTCGGTTCAACGGGGGGCATGTCGGGGGTGTTGTTAATTGGCATATTGCCAGGGTTGATTTGTTTTGAAGCGTCGCTTGAAAGGCCGCGTGACCTGTTGGCAAGGGCGTTTCCGAGCATTTTTGCATTTAGGGCCATTTTACCTCCTAGGTAATTCCGAGCGTAGTTCTGAGTCCGGCTATCCGACGAAGTGTCTCTTGCATTGTGCTGTCCGCATTAGGGAATACTCCTTGCATGGCGGGCGGAGTCACGGGAGCGGTTGGTGCAGTCGGTACGATAGGAGAGTTTCCTAATCGCCGTTTAGCAATCTGTTGCACCAACGCGCTTTTCGGCGTCACGTTATTGGGTTGGAACACTTGCCCCTCCCTGTGGCGGGATTCCCGCCTGAATCTGTGCCAGAGCCGCTGCCTTGATGCGATCCTGTGCGCGACCAATGATTCCAATCAATACGGGGTCGCCCGTAAGTTCACCCAACCCTTCGGGGTCGAGGATTTTCAGGTTGACAAACTGGTTGCCAAGGTTCATCCTCATTTCCTTGTCCGCAGGGAGGGCTTCGGAGTAACAGATAGACACATCAAACACGCTGTCCATCTGTGTCGGGTCAGGCTGCGTTCCCGCGATGTCCAACCACTGCTCGGACGTGTACCACCGCATCAGTTCAACGGCCATGAGACCCCACAACTCGACGGCCCGTTGTATCCCGTCCGCCTTGAGTTCCTTGATGGTCTTGCCCGCTTCTTGCAGGGCAACGATGGCACTAGCCGCCGTCACGCCGCCAGAAGTCGCGCCGTAGTTGACTTGCCGTACGCCGCTGATGTCGGGCATGAGACTTTGAAGCATTCCCACGGTGTTCTGCCACGCGGGGGAAAGGGGAATGGTTCTCAGTGGAAGAAGGTCAAAGTCGCTCTTGTGGACAAGTCCAGGTGCGTTAGAAAGGCGGTCGGCCATGTTCTGGTCTTTGGTAATCCACTGGCTGTTCTGTGTCAGCATGAGGTTGTCCAAGAGATAGCCCAGCGTCTTCATAAATGCCTTCTGGCTGCCCCACAAATCCCCGACCATCGACTTGCGCTCACCCGTGGAGGTGTCATCGACCACGTAGTCCACAATGGGGATACGCCGGAAGGGATAGGTCAGTTCTTCATCGACAAACGGCTTTTTTGGAGAAGATGCCGCCCAGATGACGTGTCTCCCGTTGGGAAGTGTCACGTCGGGATTGTACCATGACTCGATGACCTCAACGCCCTCGGCATTGGTAAACTCATCCTTGGCGTCGGTCTGTACCTCTACCCCATACTTGGTCAAAACGTAGAAGGGGGAGCGCAGGTGGCGCACGTGGCAGTATTCAGCGTCATCAATGGTGTGTGCAAGGGGGTCGATGAACATATTGAAGGGGGAAATGGTATAAGAGCCGATATTCCCCGCGCCGCCATCGTCCTGTGCGTCCCAGAAGATGCCCTGATAGCCCCTGCCATAAATAAGCATATCCAGCGTGGCCCGCTTTACGTCCTCTGCCACGTCCTTGTTCTCATAAACTGCCTTGAGAGCGGTTGAGAGTAGTTCCGCCGCTGGCATATTCACAGACTTGGCGGGGTTGACAAGGATGGAGGGGTGTTTCAACTGCAACATGGCGAGGAGTTGTAGAACATTTGGCTTGATATAGTTTATTTCTGGCTTGGACGCGTCCTCATCAACGCCGCCTACGTGGCTCCAATGGTCGCCAAGATAATAGTCGCGCCAGTCCCTACAATCACTAAGATAACTAGACGAAAAGGACTTAGCCGTTTCATAGTCGTCTGCGAATTTGTGCCCGAGTGTCATGTTGCCCCCTTCTGCGAAACCTTGAAGTCAATTCTATCGGGCCACTCTGCCTTCTTGCCCTTGTTCCACTGGGCAACGGGGCGCAGATAACCAACTACGCGGCTGTAAACCTCAGTCCTTTGGCGTTTCTCGGCGGGAATGACAATGCCGTTGTCAAGAACGAGGTCGCCGTTTTTGTTCCCTGTCATTTGCGTTCTCTTTTGGGAACCCAGCCAGTCTGACGAAGGGTGCCAAAAACGTAGGCATCCTTTTTCTTTCCCGTCAGATGCTTTTTAAGGGCCTCTTTCAAAAGTTCCCTCTCTAATTTGATTGGCACGTTACAGCCTCCTCATCCAAATCCCGTCAGCCTCATGTTTCTCAAAAATATGGGCAATCCGCTCTGCTGCTTTTGTCATAAGGGGTTCAGGATTAATTCTGGCCTTCTCAAGTTGTGCACGATATTGCTTCCTGCCCATGAGACCGTACCTTACGGCGTCCATGAGGTCATCGAGTTCCTTGAGTGGTTTCCCATTTCGCCAGACATAGTTCCGTGCCTCATCTTTTGTCTGGAGGCAGGTGTCCATGAGGCAATACTCCCCCGCGTTTATCATTCTGGAGACCTCTGAGATACCCTTGTCCACATCGTTGATGGCGGCAAGAAAGGCAATCTCAAGTCCGTTCTTCTTGAGCCACTTCTTCATCTCTGCCGCGCCCTGTGGGTTGGAAGGGTCGTAATACACCCTGCGGACACGGTACTTCATCAGGGCCTCTAGGTTGTTTTCTACGTGCGTCTCGTAGTCGATGGCGGACGCTTCGTATTCCCTGAACTGGTACACGACCCCGTTTTCCTCAAAGAAGTAAGCGAGGGCCGTAGGGTGCCCAAACCCAAAGTCCATGCCGCACCAGACTTCGGCGTTCTCTGGAGGTTCGCGGTAGGGGATAATGGAGCCTTTTTTCAGGTCGTAGACCAGCCCAATTGCTGCCGTGAACTCTCCGAGATACCGCATCGCAAATTCTGCGGGGGCCATCTCTTTCCGCAGCCGCTCGAACTCTTCTTTTGGAAAGGCGGGATTGGCGGTAGAGGGACACTGGATAAACTTGTAGGCGGGGTTTCCGCTCTTCCATTCCTCATACGGTTCGTCTGCAAGCCATGCCTGCGTCTTCCCTGGATAGGGGGTACTTAGTCCGCAGAGCTGTCCGTCCCTCATTAGAATTCGAGACTGCAAGGCAATCCACACCTGCCTGCGGCACTGTGCTATCTCGTCGATGATAATGCCGTCATACTGGCCGCCCTCAAGAAGGTCGGGTTTGTCGGCAGAACCGAAGAAGATTTCGTAGTTCGTTCCAGCGTAGCAACGCCTCTTCTCCGACCATGCACCCTTGAGCGGGGTGTGGTCAAAATATTCAACGATGTACGGCTTGGCAATCTTCTCAAGAAAGTCGAAGGTGGGTTCCGTAACCAAGTACCTTCCACCGTGTCGCTTGCGTATCCAGCGAAAGAGTTTGATGGGAATTGAGGATGACTTGCCCGCGCCTGAACCGGCGATGAACATGAGGTAGGTGGTGAGGTAGTCGTCGAGGTATTCGCGTTGGAAAGAATTTGGGTCTTCCTCGATGCAACCGGCCTCGGACACACGCCAAAGTACCGGCTTGCCCTTGAGGTCAGTCAGCAACGGCGTGCCTCGTTTCTACCTCTGTAGGCCAATCAGGCAACTTCTCCGCCTCGTCATGCTTAGTGTCAGAATTCAAATCCAAAAGTAGCTTCGCGGCGGTTGTGATATCTGCCGCCCGAAGCATGATCTTCTTCTCTTCTAAGAGTTCACTACCCCGCCTGATAATCTGAATGAGCGTGGCCTTCGCCTCTTCGCACTTGTTAGCCACACCGGCGTCGTACAGCCCCTTGAGAGCGAGGTCGTTCAAGACCCCTTCCATGACGTTGACCCACTCGTCCCAGTGTTCAGAGGTAGACCAACCCTTCAGGGTGGAGAGTTTGACCCCAGCATAGAAGCCCACCTTCAGAAGGGAACGGTCTCGGCCAAGCATGAGATAGCTCTCTCTACAAGCCTCGTGCTGTGCGTAGGTATACTCCTGCCGATTGAACGTCTTTCTGACGGGTTTCTCTGACAAAACGATGGGTTCCTGCGGCAAGGCAGGGACGATTTCTGGGCGGAGCTTAGACATATGGGCAGTCCTCCATTAGGTAGGCACCGGCTAGGGCATTTATCTTTTCCATGTTCTTTCCAGTCTTGAGACAATGCCGGACGCTTTTATGCAAGTCCTTCGGGAGATAGATAACGAACTGACTATCAACGTGATGGGCTTCACTGTCGAGAAAGAAAGCGTTGAGTGGAACAAATCCCATACCCCTTCGCTTATAGTGTTGTTTCCTCGCCTGTTCGGGGTGTGCTGGCTGATAAACCTTGTAATAGGCGGCGCGTTTCATCTTGGAGTTTCTATTGCAAGTTTTTACGCTTTCGGGGTGCTTTTCTCTCCATGCGGCATTTCCTGCTTTTACTTTTTCGGGGTTCTTCGCCCGCCAAGTGTCCCTTTCAACTTTTGCCTTTTCGGGATTGTCTTTTCTCCAGCGGGACTTTCTTTCGGCTTTTACTAGGGGGCTGCATGGGGAACAGTATTTTTGGTGACCACCCGTGAGAGAGAACTCTTTTCCACATCTAGGGCACCGCTTTATCAGTTCTATACTGTAGTTTCTCATATTTTTCCTCACCTTTCTCACCATTCGGGGCTGTGGCAGTCGCAGGGTGAGACTGGTTTCAGGCGGGTAATTGGGCCGACCTAGACTGCCACAGAAAAACTATGCCCCTTCATAAGTATATACGCAGAAAAGGGTGCCCTAATTGGGGGTATTATGAAGACCCTCTTCACTATCCATTCTATCGTCAGTCTGGGGGCGGGCTGCCCTGCCAGTTACTATGCCGCCTTCTTCACACAAACCTTCCGGCCTTCTTTTTTTTCCTCCGAAATCGGTGTCTCCAGACCCCCCTAAAACCTGCCTTCCGTTAGTTCCCAAGCGGATTCTTTTTTCCCCGAAACGGGCCTTCTTTAGAAAAAGGGGGCCGTTCCTCTTTCCTCTGGGGTCAGTAGGGAGGTTTCTAAAAGAACCATAAGTCCAGTCGGAGAGTGATATATCTACACCCCCCCACCCCGAAACCCTTGTAGGGGGCTGCATGGCCGAAGAGGGAAAGG